CCAGAACAGGACTTACAGTTGCAGAAAGTGACATAGAGTACACGTCGGCAATAGCATCAACCAAAAGTGTTTACAGGTCCAAGGCAATTACCAACATCAGAAAACTGGTCACTGAAGGATATATAAGAATCACAAGAAACACGCAAGATGTTTCGATAGTTACTGAGAAGGCAAACTTATAATGGCTGAATTTTACACAAACCTACCACCAAAAGACAAAGACGAATTTGAAAAAACAGTAGACAAACTGAAGACTGGCAACTATCAAGAAGAGTACCAGTTCAACGCAGGAGAGTATGATGCAACCATCGCATATTTCGTTAAGAGAGGATACTCTCGAATGGCCGCTGAGGCGACAGCGTATGCAATATTATCTCAGGCCAAAATCGATGACATCAAACCACAAGAAATTTTAGACATACTTGACAGTAGTGACCCAATAAAACTTAATGAACTGATAACAATCATATTAAATGCAAACAGGTACAAGTCTAGCAAGTTGGGTGTAAGACAAAACAGAACCACGAAGGACACTGTATCTAGAAACATTATCGACTAATGCTACCTAGATTCGCAAAGGGAAAATTCACACCAAAGAATGCTGAGAAATATGTTGGACTCAAAACTCCAACTTACAGATCCAGTTGGGAACACGCCTTCATGCGTCTGTGTGATGAACATCCTAATGTTTACAAATGGGCCAGTGAAAGTATAAAGATACCTTACAGGAATCCATTCACAGGCAAGTACACGGTGTACGTTCCGGATTTTTTTATTGTCTACAATGACAAGAACGGCAAGAAACACGCAGAGATGGTAGAAGTCAAACCGGCCGCCCAGACAACAATGGAACGTGCTGGAAGAAGTATGGCAAAGAAGAAACAGGTAATCTTAAACCAGGCCAAATGGGAAGCGGCCAGTGCCTATGCAAAGCAAAATAAAATCAGATTTCGTGTGGTGTCAGAAGAAGACCTGTTCCACAACGGTAAACGTAAGTAAATAAAACAATGACAAAAAAATTAGAAGACATTCTTAATTTACCAAATGTGAAAGAAGCATTCAAAGAGGTAGACAAAAAAGAAAAAGATAAAAAATTAAAAGAAACTGCCAATGGTTCAGCGTCAAAAAATTTGGATCCACAAACACAAAAAAACCTACAGAAAAGTTATGCTGAATTTGACAAAATTGCGGCGTCACTACCACAGGTAAAAGGACTTGGTGAGTTGTCAGACCTTGAGTTGGACAAACTTGCTATAGAAGCGGAAGAGAGTTACAAGAATCTAATGGATCTTGGTATGAACGTAGACTCACGCTACTCAGGGCGTATTTTCGAGGTTGCAAGTACAATGTTGCGGAATGCTATTGATGCCAAAGGTTCCAAGATAGACAAGAAGTTAAAAATGGTTGAACTGCAACTCAAAAAGCAGAAACTGGATCAAAGCAATAAGGACGGGGGTCCAATAGAAGAAAGCGACGGATATGTCATATCTGACCGTAATGAATTAATGAAGAAACTGTTAAAAAAAGACTAAATATCGCATATGAGCACGTTTAATCAATATCTTACAGAAGCGGCCAAGTCATACGATTACAAAATTAAGGTAGCAGGCGAGTTGGCAGACGGTTTTGCATCACGTATGGAGACTGCATTACAGAAATTTGAACTAGCAAAAATGTCATCTGGCAAAAAAACACCTATTCAGAGTGTGCCATTAGACTTTCCGGCATTGAGCAATGAAACTGTAACAATATTTGACGTGACAACAAACTATCCATGCTCAGTTATCGCACTCAAAGAATATCTAGCAGACTACATGAACATAAATGCATCAATGATAGTAGTGAGAAAACCGGGTGAACCTACTGAAGAATACCAAGACAACATGGAAAAAGCAACGAAGTCTGAGTACGTGAACAAACTTATGGACATAGAGATGAAAGATTCACCAAAAGTAAACAAAGACGAACTGACAGGCGACAAGTACAATATGAGTTTGTTAAAAGAATTATTAAAATCAAAGAGCGAAATGGCATACGCTGAAGAAAAACCTGAGAACAAAGGCGACAAAAAATTACAAGACAGAGAAGACAAAAGTGAACCAAGTCCTTTCACAAAACCAACCAACCCACACCCAGACCCAAAAAGGAAATAAGTTATGGAAATGATTGACGTACTAAAAAAATTAGAATCAATTGCGGCATCAAAACCAGAATTAGTTGCAGATGCAGTTGCAAACGTGAAAGCAACAAATCCAAAAGAAGTTCAAGAGAACACCGTAGAAACAGACACACCCATGCAAGAATTCAAAGTTGGAAGTTACAAAGATTTTTTGAAATCTAAAGGTATCGATATATTCAAAATGAAAAGTGATGATCACGCCAAATATTCTATGATGTACAAAGCGGCAAAAGACGATGCCGGCAAAGACGCTATGATGAAAAGAGGTACGGCAGACCAAAAAACGTACACTCCATCAACAAAAGATACACCTGCAAAAATTGAAGACGAGACCAACGAAAGAGTTGGCGGAATGAGTGACATACACATAGGTGCTCAAGACGCTATTGGTGAATTCACTGATGAAGATGGAAATTTAAAAATGCCAAAGAGAGACGTGGTAGCGGCTCTTGTTAAAAAATCCAAAGAACTGCCTTTCCCACAAAGTTACGAATACGAAACGGCGGCGAGAATGGTTGCTGATGATTTTGACGACAGTGGTGAGCCAAAAGGAGACATGGAACCGGCTATGGACGCAGAACAACCTGCAGATGAAGGCAACGAATTTGCAATGGCAGTGCAAAAAGCAAAAGCGGCTGGTATGAAAGCAGGCGATAAATTCAAAGTTGGTGACAAGGAGTACACATTGAAAGATTCAGATTTCGAACAGGTAAATACAAACACTATGGAAAACAAAGAAAAAGAAGTTGTAAAAGAAGATATCAAAATGACAGCAGACACGCCACAAGAGGCAAATATGTTGATGCAGATTTTACAAATGGCAGGAATCAAACCTATGGGTGCTGAGATGCCAAACATGGAGCCAAAACAAGACATGGATCCGGGTGATATGAATAAGTCAATGGATGTACCAGGCGATGATGCAATGGGCAGTATGCAAATGGCTAAAATGAGAGACATGATGACTGCACCTGATGAAGAGAAAGCGGAAGAAACTTTTGCGAACTCCATCGATGGCGAAAAAGACGAACCTAAAACAATGGACACAGACGAATTACTAAATGTTCAATCTGGAGGTCTTAACAGACAGAAACAGCAATTTAGAAAAGAATATCCAGGTGATAACCCAATGGCTGTAAAAGAAGACACAATTTCAGAACAAGATGTTGCTAACAGTTTAAGAGCACAGTACGAAAGTTTCAAAAAAGCATACCAAGAAGCGGCAAAGCCAGACTACATCGACCTAGATAAAGATGGCAACAAGACAGAGCCAATGAAGAAAGCCGCTAAAGACAAAGAAGACAAAGAAAACAAATAAGTTACTTTTCCTAGCACATAATAACCGTTAAATAGTATTACTATGGCTTATGTATCATTAGACAGCGACCAAATTAAAAAGGCGAATAAGAGACACAAATACAATAAAGATCAAGTTGAGAAACTCGAAAAGTGCATGGATCCCAAGACAGGTCCTTTGTTTTTTATGGAAAGTTTCATGAAAATACAACACCCCACAAAGGGTGAAATGGCTTTCAAACCTTATCCATATCAGAGAAGATTGATAGAGGCATACAACGATCATAGATTTTCAATATCAATGCTACCAAGACAGACAGGAAAAACAACCTGTGCATCAGGATATCTTATATGGTACGCTATGTTTCGACCGGATTCACAGATACTAATCGCCGCACACAAATACGCAGGAGCATCTGATATTATGTCCAGGGTGCGTTATGCATATGAGATGTTACCAAGTTGGATTAAGGCGGGTGTAACACAATATAATAGAAACAGTATAGAATTTGACAACGGCTCTAAGATAATGGCAACCACAACAACAGAAAACACTGGACGAGGTATGTCCTTAACAATGATATACTGTGATGAGTTCGCTTTCGTTCAACCACCAGAGAAAGCAAAAGAATTTTGGACTTCACTATCTCCAACACTGAGTACAGGTGGTAAATGCTTAATTACTTCAACACCAAACAGTGATGAAGATCAATTCGCAATGATATGGAAAGAAGCAAACAAAAGATTTGACGAGTACGGCAATGACAAAATAGTAGGAACTAACGGTTTCTATGCAATGAAGGCACATTGGAACGAACATCCTGACAGAGATGAATCGTGGGCCACAGCAGAAAGATCTAGAATAGGTGAAGAAAGATTTAGAAGGGAACACGAATGTGAATTTTTAATCTATGATGAGACATTAATTAACTCAACCACACTAATGGACTTGGAGGCATCAGCACCAATCGAAACCACAGGACAGGTGCGTTGGTTCAAGAGACCAACACCAGGAATGACATACCTTACAAGCCTTGACCCAGCAATGGGAACTGGTGGAGACTTCGCGGCAATACAAGTGTTTGAACTTCCAACATTTGAACAAGTTGCCGAATGGCATCATAACACGACACCGATGAACCAACAGGTACGAATTTTACAACAAATAAACAAGCACATACACGACACAATAATGGAAAAAGATTCTAGTGCAACGCCACAAATTTTTTATTCTATGGAAAACAACAGCATAGGTGAAGCGGCTCTTTTAAGGGTAATGGACATAGGTGAAGAAAACATTCTTGGTATGTTCTTATCAGAACCTATAAGAAAAGGACACAGAAGAAAATTCAGAAGAGGATTCAACACAACTGCAAAACACAAGATTGATGCCTGCACAAAATTTAAAGAACTAGTAGAAGGAGACAAAATGAAACTAAATTCTCAATTACTGATCTCCGAATTGAAGGACTTTGTGGCATCGGGAATGAGTTTCAAAGCAAAACCAGGACAGCACGATGACTTGGTAAGTTCTTGCTTACTAATGACTCGGATGATCAAGACACTTGCGGACTTTGATCCTAAAATATTCGAAAAATGGACCAATAGAAGCACGGAACAAACAGCACCAATGCCTATATTCGCAAACCTTTACGGATAATAAATACACTATATGAATCCAAAAACGTCAAACGATTTGTTCAACAAAATAAGGTCACAGTTCTCAAACATAGAGATAGGTGATAGCACTGGGCAACCTACTGCTGATGCCTCAAAAGCAGTGTTTTTTGACTTCGAATTCAAAGAAGACGCAGACACTTTTGGGCGTGTAAGCGTGTCTTTAGCCGACGGCGAAAGCATGAAAGTATTCTACAACCGTAACTTGGTAGACAAAATTGACGAAGACAGTAAGACTGAATGGTTTGATTTCCTTAAGGAACTAAAAGACTTTGCAGTTGAACATCAGTTGAGTTTTGACGTCAGAGATATTACTAAATCGAACCTAACGAAGCAGGATTATCAAAATCTCGCAGATACGAACAAAACGGTAAATACTGACGAGATGTCGGAAGAACTAGCAAGAATAACAAAATTAGCAGGCGTGAACGAGGGCCTTACAGGTTCGGCACGTAGATCATACGAGAACCTGGACAAGACAAGATTGATAATCAGACACAAAGGATCAGTTGATGAGACTGTGCCGGGTGCAAGATCAAGACAGATACAATCACTATACATTGAAAACGACGACGGTGAAAGATTCAAATATCCTATGACACACCTAGCAGGTGCGAGAGCGATGCAGAGACACGTTGCAAACGGTGGCAAACCTTACGATGACTTTGGTCAACACATAATACAAGCATCTGAAGACATAGCAAAATTAAATTCATTTTCTAGATATGTTTCAAACAAAGATCAATTAAATGACAATGCAAGTGACATGATAGATAAAACTAAATTAAAATTGGAAAACTTAAGAGCGTATGTAAAAAATCTAAGCAAACAATCGCACTACGAAGAAACAGTAAAGAGTTTTAAAACAGTCGAGGATAGAGTCTTAGATGATGAAACAAGAGAATCATACAGAGAAAAGTTCACTATTAAATCATTGGATGACAGGGTGGAAGAAGCACTTCCAGTAATTCACAGATTAATGGCAGAGTATGACGACGATGAAGGTCCTAAGATTAAAGACACACAACCAACGGTGATAGGCAAGGACGTCGAACCGATCGACTCTGATCCAGAACCACAAGTAGACCATGGTGCTGTTGTGCAAAGTTTCTTGACTGACCCTGACAAAAAGTTGGTTTTAAGAAAAGATCCAGTGGCTGACAAGATGTTGAAGACAACAAAATTCAAAGACAAAAGCACAATGCTTGGCTCGATACTATCAGACATAGCATCAAGAATGCTATCTAAAACTCCGGAAGAGGACAGGGTGGCAAACTTTGCATCTCGAGTAGCAGATGGAATAGACCAGGAAGGTTCTACGTCATTCAAACCAGGACCAGACTACAACAAAAATAAAAAAATTGCAGTGCAATTGGCAAAAAGATACATCGATGACTACAAAAAAATGCAGAATGATCAAGACTATGCTGACCAAGTGAGAATGGACCCAGGTGCCTACGCACCTAAGAAAAAGAGAAGTGGTGGCGTACACAGTTCAGAGACAGAACAATTTGAATCTTGGGTGGATCAAACAATTGAGCCATTCATGCCGGAACAAATGAATGACAAACAAGTTGACAATTTCCATAAAGAACTAGACAAGGTTGTCCATAAGCATATAGGACACAGTTCAGACGAGAAGAAAGAAAAAGAAGACATGAAGAAAGAAGAAGTTTTTCCGGAAGGCACAACTTTTGAAGATATCAAGCCTTACGTTTCTATGTACAGAGATGAAAAAGGAAAAATTGTTAACGATGTGCTTGACAAAGATGGCAACTCTGTATTCAAAACACACGACGGCAAAGAAGCAATGGCATATCTTTCAAGAAACTTTGACAAGTTGAAAAGGCCAATGCAGAAAGAATCAATCAACGAGGCAAAAGTTGACAGCGACACAGCACAAAACATTGCAGGTGTTGAAGAAGAGATTTCTAGAATCACACAACTAGCAAATTACCAATAAATCCACTAGACATTAGATAAATATAGTAGTATATTATTGCTTTAATGCTTAATATACATTTAGGCACAAACAACATAGGCACACAAGGAGGCTTACATTATGGCTACATTGGCTGAAATAAGAGCGAAGTTAAAATCTCAAGAAGTGAATCGCTCCACTTCATCAACAGGCGGAGACAACGCCATCTATCCACACTGGAACATATCTGAAGGCGCAGAAGCAGTCGTTAGATTCTTACCAGACAAGGATACAAACAATACATTTTTCTGGACTGAAAGAAATATGATCAAACTGCCTTTTGCAGGAATAAAAGGTCAGACAGATTCCAGACCAGTACAGGTACAAGTACCTTGTATGGAAATGTATGGCAAAACTTGCCCAGTACTGACGGAAGTTAGACCATGGTTTAAAGACAAAAGCATGGAAGACATGGGCAGGAAATATTGGAAAAAGAAAAGTTACATTTTCCAAGGTTTTGTTGTAACAAATCCGTTAGCAGAAGACACGACACCAGAGAATCCGATAAGAAGATTCATAATCGGACCTCAAATTTTCAATATAATCAGAGGCGCATTACTAGATCCAGAGATGGAAGAAATGCCAACTGACTATGTTAAAGGTGTTGATTTTAGAATTACTAAAACAACCAAAGGTGGATACGCTGACTACTCAACATCAAAATGGTCAAGAAGAGAAAGAGCTCTGGAAGAAGCAGAAAGAGCCGCTATCGAGACACATGGATTACACAATCTAGGTGACTTTAGACCAAAAGAACCAACCGAAGCAGAAGTAAAAATAATCAAAGAATTATTTGAGAAGTCTGTTGACGGTGAGGCTTATGATCTTGAGAAGTATGGACAGTATTTCAGACCAGCAGGTATGGCATACCAAGCCAAACCAAAGGTCGCTGTACCAACAGCAAGTCAACCAGTTCCAGCACAAGAAAGTGCTCCGGTAACTGAATCTGCACCAGCACCACAACCTGCGGCGGCTCCGGCAACGGCGGCTCCAACAGGCGACAGTGCCAAGAGAGCAGAAGACATCTTGAAGTTGATTAGATCAAGACAAGCAAAATAATCTGACATTTTACCAAGGCCTTAATATTGACTATTGAGGCCTTGTGTAATATAATAAAGGAACAATTATGACAAAAGTATTCGACGCAACAAAATTTAGAAAAAGTCTAACCAAATCCATTCAAGGGTTGGGCATAGGATTTAGTGATCCCACAGATTGGATATCATCAGGAAATTACGCATTGAACTATTTGATGACAAGTGATTTCAATAAAGGAATTCCCCTAGGCAAGGTAACAGTGCTTGCCGGTGAGTCTGGTGCGGGTAAATCATACATAGCATCAGGCAACATTATTAAGAATGCACAGGACCAAGGCATATTTGTAATATTGATCGACACAGAGAATGCACTAGACGAACAGTGGCTACAGGCATTAAAAGTAGACACAGCAGAAGACAAACTATTAAAATTAAGTTTGTCGATGGTAGATGATGTAGCAAAAACTGTATCAGAATTTATGAAAGGCTATAAAGAACAACACGCGGATGATAAAGAAGGAGCACCTAAAGTATTATTTGTTATAGACAGTTTGGGTATGTTGCTGACACCAACAGACGTAAATCAGTTTCAAGCAGGTGAGATGAAGGGCGACTTGGGTAGGAAACCTAAAGCATTAACGGCACTTGTAAGAAACTGTGTCAATATGTTTGGAAGTTGGAACGTAGGACTTATAGCAACCAACCATACATATGCATCACAAGACATGTTTGATCCTGATGACAAAATATCAGGTGGACAAGGATTTATATATGCATCAAGTATTGTCGTGGCAATGAAAAAATTAAAATTAAAAGAAGACGAAAAAGGCAACAAAGTAACTGATGTAAGAGGTATCAGAGCCGCTTGTAAAGTTATGAAAACAAGATATGCTAAACCGTTTGAAGGCGTGCAAGTCAAAATTCCATATGATACAGGAATGGATCCATACAGTGGATTAGTTGATTTGTTTGAGAAAAAAGGCATACTGGTGCAAACAGGAAACAGACTGAAATATGTTGATCCGCAAGGAAAAGAACACATTGAATTCAGGAAAGCGTGGACTGGTGATAAATTAGATATGATAATGGCTGACTTTGATAAGATAGCCACCGAAACCACAGACAAAGAGCAATGATTGACTTTACACACGAGGACATAGAAAGACTATGGAATTCAATATCACATTACATTCCTGAAAGACAGAAACTAGATTGTGCTATAGACTTCATCAAGAGCCTAGAAGACATAGGTGTAGAACATGACGAAATAAAGGCGTCAGCAGAATATGATGTCAAACTCGAAGAAGCAATAAACACTGTTTTTGATGATGAGGACGACTACGGCGACGACTACAATGAGGTTGAATGAAAAACTGGTACAACGAAGTAACTAGAAACTTAGATAAAATTCCAGATTGCGTAGCATACTTTGACAGCGAATTAATCGAGGCAAAAAAACAATGTAAAATTTATGGCAATCTCGAGAAGGCGGCCGCGGCTTTGCCTGGAATAGTGGAACAAAGATTTGGACAGTTACAACAACTAGAAGCAATACTAGAATACCTGAACATAGAATTAAGAAGACTGAGATCTAAAACTTTTAGGAAATTTCTTGAAAACTACAACAGAGCATTGAGCAGTAA